GTGCTGCCCGAACACTGGAACGGCGAAATAAACAAGGCCGTCGTCCCGAAGTGCCCGAATGCCCGTGCGATCAACGAGAGCATCGAAGCGCTGTTCTTTAAATACTCAAACTCGCTCCGCGAACTGGATATTGACGGGAGACTGGCCGGGAAGAGTGTGTCAGAGATCAAAAAGTTGCTTACGTCAAGCCATAAAGGATCCGACAAGGAGAGTCTCACCGCCTATTTCAGCCGTTACGCCGAATCTCGTCGGACCGAGAAAAGCCGCGAGGTATACCGCTACACCTTGAAAGCAATCCGATCGTTCGACAGCAAGGAGATCACTTTCGAGAAGGTGAACGTCATCTGGCTGAAGGCTTTCGATGCGCACCTCGAAAAACAAGGCGCCGGGATCAACACCCGAGCCATCCACTTCCGGAACCTTCGCGCCGTCTTCAACAGCGCCATCAACGAGGATCTGATCGGACTTGAATACTATCCTTTCCGGAAATTCAAAATCGCCTCCGCCAACAAAGACAAGGAGGCGCTCACAGAGGAGCAACTCCAACGACTGATCGCCTACGAGACGCCATACCCTTTCCGCCGGACTGCCAGGGATCTCTTCCTGCTGTCGTTCTATATGTGCGGCATGAACCTGGTGGACCTGTTCCACCTCGACCGGCTGCGCGACGGCCGGGCCCACTTCGTGCGGACGAAGACTTCGGGCAAGAACATCAACCCGGTGTCGATTCTCGTCCAGCCGGAAGCTGCCGAGATCATCACCCGCTACGCCGGCACGGATCACGTTCTCCGGTTCATCGAAGAGCGTGCCACATACGACACCTTCATTCATCAGATCCAGCGGTCGCTCCGTCACATTGCGAAAGAGCTCGGAATTGAAGGTCTGACCTTCTATTGGGCGCGCTACACCTGGGCGACGCTGGCCGACAAAATCGGGATCTCGGAGAAGGAGATCAGCAAGGGGCTGGGGCACGTCGACACCTCGATCGCCGGGAAGTTCTACATCTCCTACGACTGGACGAAGGTCGACCGGGCAAACCGGGCGGTGATCGACTACCTGAACTCTTTTCAATCAAAAGAATAGATTTTTTTCCATTATATTTTGCGGATAATAGAAATTCTTCTATCTTTGCATTGTCAAACAAATACTGCAATGAAATCGAGTGAGCTACAAAAGTTGATTCTCGCAAACGGCTGGCGAATCGTCAGACAAAGCGGAAGCCACGTGATCTACGAAAAAGACGGAGTCAGGTACCCGGTTCCGTTTCATGGAGGCAAAGAGGTGGGTACCGGGCTTGAAAAGAAAATCAAACGGGAGATGGGGCTGAAATAGGCCCCTCCCGAAAAAACCCGAGGGGGGGGGCCCCGAAACCGGGAGAAAGGAGTATAAGATGAAACAGATTACAGCTATTATCGAAAAGAACAGCGACGGCGGATTCAGCGCCTATTGCACCGACGAGATGTTCTCCGGCATGGGAGATACGGCCGAAGCGGCCAAAGAAGACCTGAAACAATCCATCCGGCATTTTGTCGAATCGAGCCGTGAAGACGGCTACCAATACCCGGAATGGCTCGACGGGGAGTATGAGATCGTGTATAAGTTCGACACGCAATCGCTTCTTCAATACTATGCCGGAATCATCACCCCGGCCGCCCTGGGGCGACTGTCCGGAATCAATCCCAAACAACTTTGGAGCTATGCCCACGGGAAATCCAAACCCCGGGAGGCGCAGGTGAAACGAATCGAGGAGGCGTTGCACCGTTTGGGATCAGAATTATCCTCTCTCTCTTTGTAGTATTTGTTTGACAGCTCATCTATAAAGAGAGCGCCCCGGCCCCGCGAAGGTCGGGGCTTTTATTTGCGCCACAGCGCCATGCAGGCCTCGACATGGCCGAAGGCGCTTTTTGGGCGGGGATCGTATCCCGCCGAGGCCGACACGCTGAATCGGCCGAAGGTTCGCCGGGCATAGGCTCCGACCCACACCCCACTGCCGTCCGAGGTCATCCAGGCACCCAGCGCGGGGCCCAGTTCCCAGGCGTAAGGTTCGCGGACGAGCTGCACCCGCTCGACCGTCTTGTTGTAGGTCTCGATGAAGTCGAGCCGGGGCGACAGATTGCCAACGACCGGACCTACTACACGGGCGTAGTATGTTGAATCCCGGTACTCCAGCGTGCGGACAGCGACCTCCATCTGCACACTGTCAGTATTTAAGTAATTCTTTACAACTGATTCCAACCCGTGACAATTCGTCACGGGTTCAGCAACTTGGTTAGTAACTTGGTTAGCGTCTTGGTTAGTAAAGCTTGCAACATTACTTGCAACATTACTTGCAACATTTCCCGAATCAGCATGCAACATTACGGGGTTTCGGGCAAATACCAGCTTCGGGACATTGACGCTCACCGTGATGTCCGACGTGCTGATCGGCTTCGGCCGCTCGTAGAACACCTTCTCGACCCGCACCCGCTCGACAATCTCCGGCCGGGAGACATATTGCCCCAGCCACCACCCTCCGAGGAAGGTGGCGGCCAGGGCGACGATATACCACAACCTCGTTTTCATATCTTCCCGAAATAGCGCAGGAAAGCGAGGTATTTTCGCGTTTCGATATACCCGACGACATCTTCTCCATCCCTCGCCTCCTGCTCAAACATCGAGTTCGTGTAGGCCCGATCGAACGCCTCCCGCCATCCGTGGGTGCACAGACGGACCGACCACGTGAATGCCGCTTCAAGGAAGTAGAGCACGTAGTACATGACCGGAACCGGAACGAACCACCAGCCGCCCCCGAAGATGATTTGCAGGACCAGCGCGACGAGGAATGACAGCATCGTTACCTCTCCGTACTGCTCGGCATGAATGCTTTCGTGCCGCTTAATCCGAAACGACAGCGGCTCCGAGTACTTGGTGCATATATATCCGAACAGCATGGCCGTGGAGTAACCCGACCAAAGCAGACACTTTGCCAGTCTGTTGTCGTAGTAGATCCGTCTCATGTCAGCTTTGGGTTTGGTGATAGTCGATGCAGGCCATGATCGCCTCGACGTGCATCGCGGCAATCCGCTCGCGGCCCTCATCCGAGAGCAGGAACCGGCAGTCACGCTCGCTATCCATGAAGAAGTTCTCGGTCAGCACGGCCGGGCACTTCGTGTCGCGCAGGATCGCGAAGTTGCTGTCCCAGTCGGGATCCGCGGGGTCGGTGCTACCCTTCCGGATTTTCCACTCCTTGCCGAACGCCGCCTCGGCCTTCTCGTAAAAGATGGCCGAATAGCGGTCCGACATCGAATCGCCCAGGTAGGTGTGAGCCTCCCAGCCGGTGCCGCCGCCGGCGTTGGCGTGGACCGATACCAGCAGGCAGTTCGACTTCCCGGCGACGTCGCAGATGCCGTTCACGCGGTTGGCCCTCACGTACAGCGGCACATCCCGACGCTCGGGGACGATGATCTCTGCCACGACGCCCCGGGCGTGCAGCCGATCGAAGATCCGGCGCACGATGTCCCGGGCGAACTCATACTCGCGCAGGCGCGATCCGTCCGGCCACTCTGGCGAGCACTTGCCGGGCGTCTCTTCGCCGTGTCCGTTGTCCAGGAGGATTTTCATACCTCATCCTCCTTCTTTTGGGTTTCGCGGTCATACCACACTTTGGCGACGATGCCGGCCACGAAGCCGACCCCGGCGGAGATCGTCGAGGCGATGCGGATGCCGTCCGGCAGCAGGTTGAACGCCACGATCAGCGCCACCGCTACGGCTACGCCGATCAAAATCCATTTCACTGTCTTTGTCATAGTTTTATTTTGTTTAACGGTTCAGTCTTTTGTAGAAATCGAGTTTGATATCATCATAGGCGGCCTTCACATTCGTGTATGCCCGCCCGTTATTTGGGCCGGCCGAATTGTAGATCTCATCCTCGACAACAGAAGCGACCTTCTCAACCCATGCGATATCCGTATATTCGGACAGTTTCCGACCTCGATAGGTATAGCTTTCGAATCGCGTATTACGATCTTCGTGGATGTTGTGCAAAAGCGTTCTGATCTTTGCCGCTGTCGCTTCGTGGTCGACAATATGATTCTCCTCCCGAACCTTCTTAATGATTCGACACACCTTCTCGACAGCCAGATCGAAGAACACATTGGCCGTGTTCTTGATCCGCAACTGGGTTTCGGGTCGAAGTCCCTCCGAGATATCCGTCAACTTCTCATTCTGCGCCCTGGTTTCATCCAACAATTCCTGCATTGCGCCTCTGTTGTCGTCGATGATACCATTGATTAGAGATTTGAACCACGCGAAGCACGAAATCATCAGCCCCATAGAGAGCAAGAGAAACACCCCTGCCGTCACAGCCATCATTCCTAAATCACTGATCCCTTTCGCTACGCTCGTAATTTGTCCAGCGTCCACTTCCATATCTTTATACGATTAAATACGTTATCCACACGACGACGCCTCCGCAGAGGGTGGCCACAATATCGAGATCCGCCTTGGCGTCGGCCTTCTCCTTGCCGACGGCCGCCGCAATCACCGCTACGACCGAGGCCGTCAGCGCCAGCCACTGGGGAACGAACCACACCGGCGCCAGCAGAACGACAGCCGCAATGTCCGCCCCAGCGCCTGGTGCTTGTACTTGTCGGCTGGGATTCGGTTCATCCAGCCGACGATTTTGGTGATGATGTTTTTCATGATTCGTATTGGTTTCGCATTTCGGCCATTGCTTCGGATTCACGCTGTTTCATGATTGCCTCTGCCTCCTCTTCCGGCACCTCGATGTAGTTGACCGGATCAACGCTGGCGCCCTTCACGGCCTTGTAGAAATTCTCCTTTTGGGGGTCTGCGAGGTAGTAACCATCGCGTGCTTTGATCTCTTTCATACTATGCGGCTGATGCAAGTGATACAAGTGGTTGCTTGGATAGTGCCGCCACAACGTCCGGGTCGTTGCTGAACTTGGTGTAGCAATAGGCCGACAATGTGATGGTGATGGCATCCGTCGGGGAGGCGTTGTCGATCATGTAGAGAAGGCTCGACTTTTCAAGCAGGGAGGTTGCGGAAATGTCGATGGAAAGTTTCAGATTTTTGAGATTGCAGTACACCAAGGAGTTGCAGTATGCGACCATTTTATTCATGCGGACTACGCTGCTCGTGTCGAACAGCGACACCGAGATCAGAGGCTGGCAGTTGTAGAACATATAATCCATGCTGATTACGCCGCTCGTGTCGAATGGAGGCACCGAGACCAGAGACCGGCAATTGTAGAACATATATACCATGCTGGTTACGCTGCTCGTATCGAACAGCGGCACCGAGACCAGAGAGTAGCAGCTGTCGAACATATAACCCATGCTGGTCACGCTGTGCGTATTAAACAGCGGCACCGAGACCAGAGAGTAGCAGCTGGCGAACATATAACCCATGCTGGTTACGCTGCTCGTATTAAACAGCGGCACCGAGACCAGAGAGTAGCAGTATTGGAACATGTAAGTCATGCTGGTCACGCTGTGCGTATTAAACAGCGGCACCGAGACCAGAGAGTAGCAGTTGTAGAACATGTGATCCATTATGGTTACGCTGCTCGTATCGAGCAGCGGCACCGAGACCAGAGCGTAGCAGTTTCGGAACATCTTACTCATGTTGGTTGCACTTGCTGTGTCAATCAACGGGACAGCTACCATCGAGCATAAGTTATGGAACATTTGAGACATATCAGTTTTCCCGCTCGTGTCGATCTTCGGCAGGTAGACGATGATGTCCTTGTAGTCTTGGATGTTGTCGATGTTGATGATCCCGTACAGAGCCTTATTGTCTTCGGGGACGAGGTGATACGGGTCGTCCTCCTCGTTCCAGTTGACGCCATGCTCTTGGTAGTACGCAATGTCATCGTCCGTCCAGCCGATAGCCTTCAAGCCCTCGACATCGGCATGGCCGGTCCAGCCTCTGCCGCCCGTGGATATGGACCGAATAGCGGCTGGATAATCCGCGAATACGGTACCCGGGTTCTTGCCCGTCATTTCCTCGATGGCAGCAGCGATCTGCTGCTTCGTGTCGTAGGTCTTGTTCAACTTGTCTGCGAGTGTTCCCATTATATCACCTCCCCGTTGATTTGGTCAACAAATGCTGATATGTCCCCGATGACCTCCTCCGACACGGCCCCGATGTTCGCACGGGCCTGTGCCTGCTGCTCTTCCGTCAGCGTCTGTTCGAGGTATGACACCGAACCGTAGGCGTCGGCCCGATATTCCGATGTTACATACTGCTCTGTCTCCTCGTTGTAGAAAGCCCAGAAAAGACCATCATCAGTAACGATGATCTTCGGAGGATTGTTAGCCAGCGTACGAATCCGGGCCGTCTGTGTATCTGAATTTTCCGAGGCAACCTTCAATACATTCGTCAACACCTCGCCATCGGAAAGGATCGTGCCATCAGGATTGGCCATCAGAATCGGGGTATCTCCCTTTGGGCCTTGTGGTCCCGTATCTCCGGTTTCGCCTTTCTCTCCCTGCGGTCCTTGCGGCCCCTCCGGACCTGCCGGACCGTTTTCTCCAATCGGTCCTTGATCGCCTTGCAGGCCCTGTTCTCCTTTCGGGCCCGGATCGCCCTGCGGACCTGGATCACCCTTGTCCCCCTTCTCACCCCGGGCGGGATACGCCGAAACGATATACTTATCCTCACTCACATCATAGAATGCCCAGAAAAGGCCGTCGTCGGTGACGACAATCTTCGGCGGATTGTCGACCAGTATCCGGACCCGGGAGGCTTCATCCTCCGCTTTTCGGGTTGCCTCCTCACTGTTCCGAATCGCCTCGGCGGTGTTCTCCTCACGCTTCGCTTCCGCGGTCTGACGGGCCGATTCCTGGTGTTCGCGATTTTTCTCGGCCTCAATACGCAATTTCTCGTTGTGCTGGATCAGAGCCTCGGTATCCAATATCCAACCGGCGGCATTAAAATGCAGTTCCACCGATTTCGGTGCATTCGGGATCGATGTATTCTGAAATATCAAATTAATCTTACTGCTGGCCATAGTCACCCGATATTTTGGATTTGACGACTTCGAATGCAGCAGTTCTATCACTGACTATGCACTCCCCGTTTTTACTTATCTCGCATTCAATATAGTATGTACCCAGCATCTCCTGCGTCCGCGTTCCCGGAATTTCAAAGGTTATGAGTCCGTCATCATGCAAAACGGCGTCACCATCCCCTTCATCCGCAACCGTAGAAAAAAACAACTCGTCTTCCCGATTCCATATCAGCAGCTTCACCTTCATCGATGAAATATCCAACGGATATTCATCCGAACAAATTCGGCCTGAAATCGAAAGGGATTCACCTTGTTTTATGGATAATACCGATTCAGAGATCGGCATATCGCAATATTCGCGCAGTATAGGTATCATAAGCAGCTTGTTTACAACAAAAAAAAGCCGACGGCGGATTAATCCTACCAACAAGATGGTGGATTCCTCCTGCCCACAAAAGAACGGACTAATCCTACCCTCGGCTCATATTGATGGCTCTATTTTCGTGTGTATATCGTCAACCGAATCCACATAGAGAGTAACGGCTGCAATGTTCGAGATCCGAGTCCAACCTTCGCCTCCCTTTCCGGTATAACAGAAAATAGCAACCCCAAGACGCATCTTTAAATTACGGGTGGATTTAAAAACTTTACGAATGCTATTGTCTCTGGAATACAGATCCAATGATATAACATTACTGATCCTTCGACCATCCCGAAACCAAGGCACGATTCGTCCTGTAATCGGCCACCAAGTATCCGTATAGGCGATCGCACTATTTATCTCCTCTCCTTTACCCGTACGCTTGGCCTGCTCGTATGGCAGCATCGGGATGCGCCACCGGTTCCCTTCCGAATAGTGTTTCCGAAAGCGAAGCAAGCAGAGTCGATACCGGTCAGTATTGGCCATTGTTTTCAGCTCCTCGTCCGAGACGCCCTCAATCACCGTATGGAAGTCATAGGGATCCGAGTGGGATGCCGGAGAGTCATTTACTTTCTTGGTGTGGATACAGAATGTACGCAGAACCGAACTCGATGCCGACACCTGCAAATTTGCCGTTTCCAGATTAACCGTTTCCGCATTTAAGCCGTCTGTTTCATCTCCGCCTTCTTCGCATGTAGTATAGACCAGATTGAACGCATCGCAACAATCCACGGCTGTCTGACCTTCCTTTCCGAAGTTCTCCCACATGGTAAAGACGTACTTTCCGACCCGATGTTGGGTTACGCCCTGGATTGTAAATTCGGCGACATTCCCGTTGCGCGAGAATTCGATCTCCGAACTCGTACGTCCCGGGGCGAGACATTCCAGACGGAGATCACGGCCATCTAACGGAAGGGCTTCTCCGTTTGTCAGAATGGTCCACCGGACCACGATATCTTTTCCAATGCGTATGTTTTTCATGGCCCAATCAAAAATAACGCAGTCGCCGCGTAGTGCAGGCAGGCGATCCGAACGATCCAATTTCGGATGCCAGTTCTCCCAGACGGACCGTATATTTCTGCCACAGATCGACATTCCGCTGCCGATACCACCAGATAAGCATGCGGACCTTCACCCACTCATAGATCAGACGATCCGTTACTGCCTGCGGAAGATGTCCCCATACCGAAATATCCGCCGAAAAACGGTCTTCGGTAAACACACGCAATCGCATCGACGATGAGAACTTCGCACAAAGCTCTGAAACCGCCGACTTAAATTCCGCAATAAAGGGCTCCTGCTCGTCGGTAGAAAGCACATAGTCTTCATATACCACATCGGGCGATTGGTCGGACAAAGCCCTCAAAGCCCTGAAATCCAACGACACCTGTGCCGAGCAATCATCGAGCAGTTCCTGAACGGATATCGATATGTGGTAGATATTCATAGAATTTGAATGATTTCGGCCACTTTCCCTGCACATATCTGCATTGCCAACGCATCGTTCATGATGGAAGATACCAATTCGGCCGCCTTCCATGCGGTAACGTCGATCAGTTTCTCCGGGAAGTCGTCGTTCAGATCCGTAAATCCGAAATAGCGAGCCTCGGCAATCTCGGCACCGGATCCTCGCGAGGAGCTGAAATATTCCAGTTTACCCAATTCTTCACACAAGGCCACAACGGGTTTGGCTTCTCCTCCCCGAATCGTCGGATTAAACTGCTGAATATAACGCGCATCCGTCGTCAGTATAGGAATCTGAACAGGTCGAGCCCATCCTTTCATCCGAAACCGGATCAGGCGGACGAAGTCCGCGGGCAGAGGCAACTCCCCCGTTCCGTCTTTACGAGGCACCAACCCATCCTTCGGCAGCTCTTTACCGGGACCGATCGCATGCAGAGGCGCGGTCTTCAAGGCCCACCGGGCTGCTTCATCGAGGACCTGGTCAACCGGAAAAAACGAGGCGTTCGTCTTTTCCAACGACGGCATGGCTTCATCGAGACAAAGCAGCACTTTTCGGGTAATATGTTCTCGTACTGACATGAAGTTTTATTTCCAGTTTTCGAAAATCACCCCGTAGACATCCCGGGCTTCCTCCTTCATCTTGGTGATGTCGGCCGTTTGGGAGAACTGGGCATCGAAATGTTCTTTGAGATACATGATGGCGGCGTTCTTGCTTTTGACGTTCTCGTCGAAATGCAAGGTTTTCTGGCCCTTATCCGAAGATCCCGCGCTCGTCGACTCTTCTCCATTCTCTTCGATATAGAATAGAGAGCCATACAAGGCGTGTTTTTTCAAAGCCTCGATCACCTCCTTGTCCGCGGTGCTGAACTGACTGTTCTCCGTGCGTCCGAACAGGATGATCGGTGCAAAATCCACCTTTACATGCCCGTGAGATGTCTTGACAAACGTAGTGAAGTTACGATTGAAACGCAACTTGAAGATTGTTGATCTTGCCATAATTAGGATATTGACACGGGCGGAAGATCGCTCCTCCGCCCGTATTGTTGACCTGTTAGAGGAACAGCAGCGAATGCGTATTCGGATTGGTCACCTCCATGGTGAACGCCTCCAACACGCGGGTATCCTTCGAGCGGCGCTCTCCGGCCGTATCGAGATCCAGATCTTTCGTCGTGAGAGGGATCTGTTCGACTCGGCGCACATTCGTCACGTCGAGGATAATGGCCGCCGATCCGTATCCGGCACAGGCGAAACCGGAGTGCATCTTGCAGAGAAGGCGTCCCGAGTTGGTCTCCACCTCGTTCCAGGTGATACCGAACTTCACGGTCGTTTTTCCAGCTTCGAGCTGTTTCTGGAAGGTTGCCGATTCGCTCAATCCGATTCCGAAATCGGAGCCGTAGAACATCACGCGGGTGTCCGAGCCGTTGTTTCCGTCGAAGGTCTTGGCAACGGAATGGATCAGGAACTTCTCCACACTCTGTTCGCTCTCTCGGGAGAGCGTATTCCCAACCTTGCGGATGATTCCGTCCATCATGTACTTGCGCTTCTGCGAAACGGGATCCACCAGTTCCCGTTTGGCGCCGAACAGGGCGTTCATCTCGTTCTGGTATCGGAAATCGTAGAGGGCCATTTCCTTCATGTCGGCCATACCCCACTCGGTCTCCTTCTCCTGGATCTCCTGTGCGAAGAGCTGCGAGATCGTACACATGTTGGTCTGCACGTAGTTCTCGTCGTAGGTAGGCATTACCGTCGGATCACTCGAACGCGCGACCTCCTGATCCATGGCTCCTCCCATCCGATAAAAGACCGTGTCGACGGCGAACGCAGGAACCTTTGAGGCATTGATCGGATATACCTTCACCGAGTTTTCCGCATAGTCAATGGAGACGATATGCAGCACCAGGGGCAGCGGGGAGACGCCACTTTCGAGTTTGGACGGTTCCGCGTCAGGTCCGGTCGCCGTGTAATTGGGGACCAGCAGATTCCCGTTCAGCGACAGCATGTGCGCCGAAGTGAGTTTGATGGTCGCCACGCTCGGCGC